ACTTGCACAACCTGACCACCACTAGGCAGTCCTGCTACTATCTGTTGAGGTAGTGGGACTGATTCTGTTATCTGGACACACTCGTTGCCCATCAGTTTATATTCAACAACCTTCTTTCTAAATCCCTCCACCATTGTTCCTACAGGTTCTTTTGCTACCTGTGATTCTGTAGGACAATCTACCTTGGCAGTAGTAGGTGGTGTTGGTTGTGGAAGTTCTACTTGTCCTGGTGGTTTTGGTTTATTCTCTTGTTTGGTTTCAACACCTGCAGGATATGTTGGAATTATCTGTTCAGGTTCAAAATTAATAGGATTATAACTGGGAATGCCAGAGTCACAATACGTAATAATGCCATTCTCATCATCGGAGTTAATGGTCTTTGATCCGTTGTTTGACTCATGAGCCTCAACACATCCTGGTATGTCAATAATTGGAACACCTATATTTACCGTAACTGGTGGAGTGTATGGTAATGATTGTGAAGGACTATTAAAGGACCATTGAGGAATGTCAATATCCCTAATTTTAATCTCAGGTATTTCCATTAATCATGAAAAAAGTTTAGAATAGCTGACCAAGCAGAATGAAAAGCAACGAAGAGAAAAAACTGTTCTGTTGCTTCTCTTCTGACTTGTTTTTTATATGTACGAGAAGTGTATGCAGTTCGAGTCATAGTCATCAATTAATATTGTTATTATTTAACACTTCTCATCAAATTTTAATTAAATTTTTAAAAGGGAATTGCTCCACCAGTTACAGAGGGTGTAGAATCTGGAATGACCCCACCTGTTGCATCAGGTAGTTCTGGCATTGCTGCATCCAACATACCAGGTAATGCATTTGTGATTGACTCTGTGACACCGTTAATCATTTGAGTCTTCACATTATGAATCATATTATCTTTCTCAAGGTAGATCCATGCACCACCTACGACTACACCCAGAGATACAAGACCTGATAGTAATGCAATACCATTAATGATCTTTTGCATTTTTTTCTACCTTCTTTAAAAGTTCTTCTCTATCTATAAGAAGTTGTCTTTTTAATTTTCTCTTCATAAATTCTAGTTTAATACGAATAGGTATATACCTTAATTGTAAATCAATATAGGCAAACAACCTCATCGTATTTTCAAATCCTGCATATGCTACAAGAAGTACAATGATTGTGACCGTAAGATATAAACCAATCATGACTTCCTAGTCCAAGTCAATTCCATTGTAACGCAAAGAAGAATTAAAAATCCATATACAAAAATACCACTCATCATACTAGAGTTCCATGTTGTCTGCGAATCTCACGCAGTTCCTCAAAATCTTTTTTCTTTGTACCGCCATCGTAGGGCCACGCATATCCTTCGGCGATCATCATTTCGTTGAGGGACAACTCGCCGTCCCCGACGTAAAGCCACCCAAGAAGGCGACCGTACTTACCGACACCACCGACAAGCTCAGTACGGATAACGAGATCATCATCTCCACTGATAGCACCTTCCAGTTTATCTTTAAGCCAGTTAGTCGCATGAATACCTAGTTCCTTTTCTTCAAGGTCTTTGGTTCTTTTCTCTGGCGTGTCCACACCAGCAACTCTAACTCTCTCTTTTTTATAAAGGTCAAAACCGAGATCAATTGTGACATCGATCGTGTCGCCATCCAACACTCTATCTATAGAGGTGACTCTAAAATTGTAACAACTCTTACGGCTCGGGGGTGTCATCGGTGCCATTAGACATCTCCTTATTAGCTATATCTATAATCGTATATATGTAATACCCAGTACCACAAAGGAGTGTTATCAAACAAATGATGACACTCCATGTTACATCGTTTACATCATTCAGGGGTCTCAATATTAGATTCATGATCAAATGGTGCCCAATGTTCCCAGCCATATTTATGGACTGCCCACATACCTAGAATAGGTACAAATATTAAAATGAATCCTAGGAATCCTAATGCAGGAGGAGATTCCATCCAGTGACGTACAAATAGAATCATTGGTCACAAAGATTACTTCTTAGGTTCTACTGCAGATTGAACTGGTGGTTCACCTTCTTTCTTTTTATTCTGTGGTGTACCACCCGACTTTGCTGGTGATAAACCAAAGGCTGCTAATGAGCCAGAGAATACTGATGCAATAAAAGTAGGATCAAAATCAAGAATCTTTTGACCGTTAGGAAGTCTTACGTAACTGAATGTGAGGAGAGATGCAGACCAAATTAGTACAACAACTTTCACTAAATTACCAAGAACTTCACTCTTATCTTCATCATGGTCCTTTTCTTCGACCTTTGCTTTTGGTTTTCCTAGCATGGGTAAAAAAATAGGTATAAGTATTTAGAAAAAAAGAGGGTAGTTATACCCCCTCAAATACTGGTTGCATTATCCCTTTATCTGGTCCGTCGTCGTCATCAATATCAGAAGACTTAAGTAAAGAAATGATAATACCTATTGTAGCAATTCCCGTAAACACATCTATCAGTGTCTCGGTGGTCATCACCAGATGCCTGGAATGATTTGACCTGTGGTTGCATATGCACCCATTGCAGCCATGACACCAATCATAGCTGCCCATCCATTAATACGTTCTGCACGTTCGTTCATTGTTCTTTCTCCTGTTTTGTTTTGTTGTAAATAACGACTCTGCCATTTTCGTGACTGAATACAAGTTCATCATCGTGCCCCCAGCAGAGTTCTTCGTATAGGGCATTGAGTTTCTCCATGTCTTCATAGAGTTGATTTGGATTAGGCATACTTGTCAAACATTTTACGAATGTTTTGAGTGATACCCATACCACCGACAAACTCTTCTAGTTTAATACCATCAGAGTCTGTCACGATTAGAACTGGAGTTGCGGTAACCCCATACTTTTTCGCCATATCAAGATTCTCTTGAGGGATGGGAGTATCACTTACGTCTTCAAGGTCAATCTTTTCAATGATATTGGTACGTTCGTCATTAATAGAACGAAAGTATTTCTCAACAAGCATACAAGGACCACAAGAATCCTTTGAAAAAAGATAGAACTTGTTCGTCACAGATTTTCCTCTTGTTCAGAAAGAATCACACAATCACTGGTAGGATATGCAACACAAGTCAGAATAAATCCTTCTTCCATCTGTTCATCATCAAGGAAGGATTGTTCTTCGTTATCAACAGTACCACTTACCAGCTTACCAGCACATGCTGAACACGCACCAGCCTTACATGAGTAGGGAAGGTCTACACCTGCCTCCTCACCTGCTTCAAGGATATACTGATCATCAGCACACTCAAACTTTGACTCGGTTCCATCAGGGGATTGGATGGTGATGCTGTAAATTGCCATTAGTAAGTCTCAGATAGTTGTTCTACAGAATACGCCAGTAACACAAAGAAGGCGATACTAGTAATTGTAAAGAGAGTTGAAGTCATTGTCAACCTCAGAATCCAAATGCACCAAAGAAGAAGACACTGCCTGAAGTTGCATACGATACAACAGCAGCGACAAAACCAAGCATGGCAACACGACCATTCAGTTTTTCTGCCTTCTCGTTGTGGCTTTCAATACCATAACGATCAAGGTCTTCCTTGGACATGTACATGGTTGGCTCAGAAGCAAACATATTTTGTTGGCCTCTTTCATTAGTTGTAACTGTCATTGTCTTCTCCTTTATGAAGTATTGTTACATTATATATAATTTCTTAACATTTTGTCAAGTGGTCAGTCAGTGAACTGACACACATCAGACCTTCTACAAAATTGTTTCACGTAACCATGAACATCCTTTTCCATGGAATGATGTGCATGATTATGAACCACTCCTATTAGGATTAGGACACCAACAATAACCAAATTAAAACAGGTTACTGGACTTGAAATGATTTTAAAAAAACTTTCTTTCATAAAAAAAGAGGGTCTAAGACCCTCTAATTATATCAGTTACTGATTTAGATATCAGAAACTGTACTTAACACCCAGTTTGCCACCAGCATTCAGGCTGTCAAAGTCACCACCGTCAGTGGTGGTAGCAGACAGTTCTGCATATGCACCCAGTTTCTCGGTCAGAGCTGCAGAAGCACCGATCTTACCAGAGAACTCAGTCTCAGCTTCTTCACCGTCAAGGGAAACGATGGAAGGACCGCCTTGGACATACCATGCAGCATCTTCACCCAGTTTGCCTTCGTAGCCGACGTGCAGGTCGGTTACAG